CTACAATATTAGTAGATGATCAAGGTAGAGACCCAGTTCTTTTGTTAGAAAATGCTACAAAAGTAAACTTAGGAGGTGCTAACCTTACAGCCTTTGATGTTGGACAAGCTACTCAACGTTTTAAGTATTCAACAAGAGAGTTTTTAACTACACCAACTAAAACGTCTGGTGAACTTTCTATACCATTCCAAGTCAATGTTAATGATGCTGGTTCAATGGAAGTTTGGAATACGTTAAAAGCTTGGTATGATTTGTTATTTAACTCTCAAAATGGTTATACTCACTATAAAGCAGACCTTATTGGTTCTATTATTGTAAACCAACACGATAAAAAAGGTGTTGTGTTAAGAAGAGTAACTTTTAATAGTGTTCAGTTAAAGTCATTGACTGGTTGGGATTTAGATTGGTCTTCTAATACAATCGTTCAGGATGTTACAGGAACATTTGTATGGGATTACTTTGTTGATGAATACATTGATAGTGCTAGTGAGCAAACTGTTGCGGCTCCTACTGGATTATACTAATACTAAAAATATTTAGTAAAACCCTCTTTAATAAAGAGGGTTTTTTTTGTGCAAAAAAAACCCTCAGAATCTGAGGGTTTTTTATTTAAAATTTAGGGACATTGTTTGTCATACTTTGTGCATTTCTCATCATTGAGTTTGCATCGAAGTTACCCATTTGTTTGTTTTGAGCTTCTTCGTCTTTCTTTCTCTGTTTTTCTTCCTCTTCAACAATCTCATTAACAATTTTAATATTTTCTTCGAACATCCAAAATGGCCATTTATCAATTGATAATTCTTGAAGATTGAAATGTTTCTGAAGTAAAAGTTTATTCTTTAATATATGCTTCAAAGGCATCGTGAATAACGAAAATGCCTGAGGCTCCGTTGGGAAATTGCATATCTGTGCGGACCTCCTCTCCGCACGAACAATCATATTTCAGTTCTTTTACACCAAATGTCATTTTACCTATGGCTGAATTCAAAAATTGAAATGATATATCATCCATATCTTCAAATTCGCGTAGTTTTGATTTTATACCATCGTATGTTATAGATGTTCTACCAGGTAACATAAAAGGAATTATTTTCAAGAAAGAAAGGTTTGGTGTTCTTTTTTCTTGATTTTCTTTAATGATATAATCTGTAAAAGATTTTTGTAAACCAATATTTGGAGGTGTCACCTCGAATTCTTTTCCGTTTTTCAATCTAAAATGAAAAGAATTTGTAGATGGGCTGTAGAATTTTTCTAATTTTTCATCTACGTCATAATATACAAATGTACTTCTTTTTATTTCTATTTGTGTTTCTGTATTACAAGCTTTACAATTTGTTTTTACTGATAGACTATTTCCCTGTTGAAAAGTCAATTCTCTTATAAGGAATATCAGATATAATCTATCTTGGTCTCTAATTTCTAAATAAGAACCAACTCTACCGTCAGAGTATTTTACTCTTATACAAGATTGTAACATAGAATTCATCTTTTCTACTATATCGTAAAAGTTATTATCGTCAACCATTGAATATGCTTGAATTTCTTTTACTTGTGCTGCTCTTACTTGTAGTAGTGTTCCGGATGGATAAAACTTACCGCAAGGTAATTCTTTTACATCAAAACTGAAGAAATGTAAGTCATCTACTCTTTGTTCTATCACGGGTTCTGCATTTTGGAAAGGTATATCGCTAAATTGATTTTTACCTTGATCCATTTCGGTCAAATGTCTTTTTAAGTATTCTTCTTCAGACATTTCATTCTTATTATTTGACATATTAATTTGTTATTTTTTAAATATATATTCTATATAACTATTCCTCTATTATAATAATTAATACGTTAAAAGTTTAATATAAAACAAAAAACCCTCAATAAATTGAGGGTTTCTATTTTTATTTGATTAAATTAAGGATTTATAAATCCACCAGCGCTTATAGCTCCTGTTCTTAGAATTGTGATATTGTTCACAATAATACCCATACCTTTAATTGGTTCTACATAGGTATCAAGAACACCAATTTGATTATCTATAATCTCTGGTGTATTGTTTTCTTCGTCCATTTTGTTGAAGAAGTTATAAAGACCATTTCTACTTACAAATGATTCACAAATAGAGTCAGCTCTTAGTTTAATTTCCGCTCTAACATCAGATGTGTTAAATTTCCACTGATAATCAAGTAACATAGCTGATAAATCTCTTTCAAGTTCAATCAATACCTCTCTAACGTGAATGTAAGATAGAGCTGATTTGTAAAGTGTTTGAGCAGTGTTTTCAGTTTCAATTACATATCCTCTGTTTCTTTTGAATACAAGTGGATTCATTTGTGCTTGATTCATATACTCTACATCACTCGGTGTGAAATCCATTTCAAGTCCGTTTATATTTGTAATTCTACCATTAGTAATACCAGCTGATATTGTCCACGGTGTAACAGATGTGACATTTGAAATGTGTTTTCTCATAAATGTAGTTGCTACGAATGGTGCTGGTGGGTGTTCTAATGGTCTACCGTTGTCATTAATTAACACGTATGGACTAAAGTAACCTACACAAGTAGAACCAGCTCCTTCTCCAAAAGAGTAAAGGAATGCCGGGTTGCTTTCAGGATCACCTCCTTGTGCAACATATTCTAATTGTAACACACCCTCTGCGTTTACAAATGATGGTGAAGAAGAGTTTTTGAATTGTCTCAAAGATGGCATATTTAATATACCAAATGCGTCTAATCTTTCACCACATATATCAACTAATTGTTGTTTTGATCTCTCAGTAAGACCTAATCCAAATGAATCAATTAGATATCTGAAGTCTATTGCCTCTTTATTTGTAATTGCTTTGAATAAAGGTGTTCCTTTAGATACTAAGTTTAGTATTGAATTTTGTCTAGTTTCTGTACCATCTGGTAAAGATGCTTGTCTTATTCTGAATCCATCCAAAGGAATTGCTTTGTATGTAGTTACATAATTTTCGATGGAAACGTATCTCATTGTTTGATAATCACCACCAAAATTGTATTTTTTAATTCTAGCATCACAAGTTACTTCTGTAAGAGTAGAGTCACCTGACCAAGCTCTTTTGCTAAGAATTCTTGTTAGTTTTCTTGGATATTGACCTAATTGTAGAGTACTTTCGTCTACATAAGCTTCTAAGAAATCACCTACTTTTACTTCAGTATATCTATCACCTTTGATAAGTATCTTATTTGGTGTTTGAACATATGATGTAGGTATTTCAATCTCAACTGTTTGTTTAAGATTTGATTTATTAGATTGAATATAGAATGTATTATTAGCTTCAATATTAACATCTTCATCTGATTCAAGAAGTTCATCTAAAAATTCTACTTGTAGGTCTCCGTCATTTTCAAGATACATTTTTAAGTAATGTTTCTTTAAGAAATTATAAACAAGATTTTGCTCAGGTAAGTATTCAAATTCAACTTCCTCATTAATCTGGTAAGCGAATCCATTTGGTATACCCAATTCATTAGCTAATTCATTTGGTGTCATTAACGGATCTGCCGCAGCAGTGGCTGACATCGCATCTGTTTCAAAAACAATGTAGTCATATCCTGCATATGATGAAGTAAGACCCGCAGCTACTTCTCCGTCTAAGAACGTAATGTCAACCATTTCACCTAATAAAGTGTTTGTTGAACCACTATAATCTTGATAAAGTCTGTTGCTGTAGAAGAAGTCTCTAGTATTTGTAATACCATCATAGTATCTTGAATAAAACTTAGAATATTTAGCCACGACACCGTCTGTTGTTGTTGCTGCTGATTCTTTTGTAGATACTGATTCAGAACCAAGAATAAATTCGTTATCTAATGTATAAATAACAAGTTGACCCTGTAATACTTCTGATAATTCAGATGAAGTTAGTCCTGTTTTCAAAACAAAAGATTTGTTTTGAGTTGAATTAGTTTGAATATCACTAATTTCAATTTGGTCAAAACTAATTTTTCTATAATTTTTAGTTTTTCCTAAGTTTAGAGACATTTTATTTTTATTAGGGCTATCAATAAGATTTACTAATCTATTAAACATTTTAAACCTTCTGTATTGTGCATAGTTTCTTACTGAAGGTTGTGTGTTTGTGCCTAAGAATTCAATTTTTATTGAATCTCCAGAACCAACGCCATTCACTTCTGATATATAGAAGTCATTTCCTGATGCTGTTCCAAAGTTAAGGTTTTTGAATCCGTTAGAGTCAATTGTTACTCTAGACATAGTTTTTCCACCAGCGAATTGACCATTGCTACCTATTCCGAATGTTACATAACCTAAAACTACATCTGTGCTACTTACCGTCGGATAATTAGTGCCGTCAAATGCTAAAGTAGATGTTATTGTTTTAAATTCTCCTGTAGAGTCTACAACAAAAGTTGCTACATATGAGTTTGTGCTAGATGATATAGGATAATCACTAGAATTAACAGTCAATGTTTCTGTAGTTGATGATGTAGTTGATAAAGTTATATAAGTATCACCAATAATAGCAAAAGCTCCTGCGCCTACATTATAACTAATTGAAATAGAACCAGTTCCAGTTAAGCTTGTTGTTCCTTCTTCCACGTTATAAACTGACCCTTCACCAAACCATCCAGTTCTATTATCACCGTTATTGATAACTGCTGATGTTGTAGCAGGATCACCGCCTCCGTTAGGTCCGTAAATACCTGATTCACCAAAAGCGTGTTCATCCTGACCTTGATATCCTGAACTATAAGCACCGGTTGCTCCAAATATAGATGTTACGTTTCCTGGTAAATCTAATGGAACTGCTGTTATTTCAATTTGTTCAGCAATTGTTTCTTTATATGATAAAAAGTCAATATCTGCTTCTACTTGGCCAACAATTGTATTACCAATTATATCTAGCAAACCATTGTAGTAATCATCTTCTACTAAGTCTGTGTTGAATGCGCAGAATAAACCAGTTCTATCTGTGTCTCTGTTAATAGTGGTTTCAATGAAAATATTTCTACCATTTAAATCTCTAAAATATGGAATTAATGATAAACCTTCGTAGTATGCTAGTAGGTTTACATTTCTGTCATTGGCAAAATTTCTAATTTGTTCTTTTCTAAGACCCGATGCGTTAAAATAAGCACTCCATCTTGTATCAACAGCTAGTTCTTGATAGTTTGACCAGTCTCCTCCAACTACAACTACATCTACTAAATAGTCAGATGCGTAATCTTGTGGATTAACATAGGTTGGCATTTTGTCAATAGAACCGTACCATTCTAATAGAGTTCTATTGAATCCAACTAAACTTGATTTAAAAATAAATACTGATATTGCTCTGTCGGAAAGATTAGTG